TCAAACATTCCGAACATGTGCGGCATTCGCCTGTGCCCACATTTTGCCCACATCCTGCGAAGCGACCTGCACCGCAGCGTCGATGGTGCGCGCCACATCATCCAGATCCGAGTCGAACAAATCCGCATAGACGTCCAACGTCATGGCCGCCGACTTGTGTCCAAGCATCCGCTGCAAAGCCTTGATGTTCGCTCCTGCATGCACCGCGATGGATGCGGCGGTGTGCCGCAGATCATGCGGCGGCAGGGGCTCCACGCCCGCCCTCCTGCACGCGCTGATGAACCACGTACGGTTCGATTTCGCCCCCGCAGCAGACTGGTTGCGCGGAGGACGGCCAAGATGGTCACGGAACACCCAATCGTTTTCACGCTTGCCTGCCAGCACGGGAAGCAGCGCCTCGCCGACTATGGATGGCATGGGCACGTCACGCATCTCATGCGACTTCGGCGAGGTCTCCGACCATTCGCTGCCGATTCTCGTGATATTGCGCCGCACGTGGATTCGATGGCGTCCATAGTCCACGTCCTCCACCCTCAAGCCGCACATCTCACCCCAACGCAGGCCGCACAGTCCAAGCACCAGCACAAGCGCCTTGCGGTCGGTCGGCTGGATACGCGCCCTGCCGGCCTCATCCGCGACGGCCAGCAGTTGCTCGACGGTCAGATACCGGTGCAGTCTCCTGCCCTCACGCCTGGGCAATGCCAGATCGTCGGTCGGAGCCTTGGCGATGAGCCTGTCCTTGACGGCGAGATCGCAGACGCCTTTGAGCACGCCGACGATCTTGAGCACCGTGCTTGGAGCCAGCTTTTCCGCCTTGCCGCTGATAAAGGCCTGCAATTCCCTGTGTGTGATGGAGCCTATCTGCCGCGCCGCGTATTCCGGCTCCACATGCGTCTTCCACGTGGCTTCGTCGGTGCGGATGGTGTTTGGCTTGAGGATCGGACGTCGTGAGTCCATCCACTCGGCGTAGATGTCAGACACCAGGGTGCGGCCGGCTGACTGGTCGACGAAGCTGCCGTCCCTTTTGGCGGCGTTGACGTGCTGGTCTCCCCATGCGTCGGCGTCCATCTTGCGCTTGAAGCCGCGTTTGCCGGTCGCGCTGCCGTCCGGCTTGCGGTAGCGCACCTCGTAGCGTTTGCCGCTTTTCGTCGTGTATTGGCGGATTGTGTAGGCCATGCTTGCCCCTTCGTTTGCGTGGCATCAAGTCTATCAATCCGTTGATTTTTTTCTCTGTTTTTTGTGTTTCGGCTTGCAATACTTTATTTACTATGCTAATATAGTTTATATCAAGGAAAGGAGGTGAACATGACACCATCGGAGATAATCACCAGCATCTCGCTTCTCGTCGCGAGCCTCGCGGCCCTCATCAAAGCAGTGACCGGACTCATCAAGGAGATGAGACGGAAACCGAAGAGGAAAAAGTGAGAAAGGGTTCCGGCCAGTCGTAGGGGCCGGAACCCCATACCTCCGATTATGCCATGGAACATCATGAGAACGGAATCGATAGTCAGCGCGGTGTTCGCGCTCGGAACCGCCGCCAGCGCATGGTTCGGCTGGCCGTTCGCGCTCACCGCCGGATGCGCCATCGTCAGCGCCGTCTTCGCGCTCATCGCCGGAAGGAAGGACTGACATGACCATCAAATACCTGAGCGTCACCGACGTGTCCAAGCGTCTCGGCATCAGCACCGCCGCCGTCAGCGCCTACAAGCTCCCCCAACCGGACGCCCTAATCGGCCGCACGCGCGGCTGGCTCCCCGACACCATCGACCAATGGAACGCGCAACGCCCCGGACGCGGAGTCGGCGGTGGCAGGCCGCGCAAGCATCCGGCGGAGTGACGTCCGCCCCGGCGCTCATCCGCGAGCGCCGGGGCGGTTTTGTTGTTGGAGGTTGGATGTTGTCAGTCTTGGATCGATGGGTGGCACTGTGCCGTGTTCAGGTATTTGATCGAGACTACATGGTGGATCTGGGTTCCTGGCATTTTTTCCTTGGCCGCGTTCCCCTTGCGTAGGGATTGCGGATAGTAGGGGCCGTCCTCTCCGCTTCTTCCGAGGCCGATGCACCAGACTGTGTTTCCCATGTAGAGGCGTATCCGGCTGTTGCCTGATTCGACCACCATGGATGCGTCATTCAGTGCGAATGCGCTGGCTATCACGTCGGTCTTCCTCGCGAGCCATCGCGCGTCTCCGGTGGGCGCGACCCTTTTCACCGAGATCCCATGGCCGGACAGGAGGTCGGTGTACAGGCGTCGGGCGGGAAGTCTGCGGGTGCGGTTGTCGTCGGCGTAGTATTCCAGGCCGCATAGGTGGGCGAAGTTCGAGGCCTTCCATTGGACGTCCAGCGTCATCCCGTCGTCGCACGCGATTCTCGTGATCGTTCCGACGAGATTGGCGTATAGTCGGGCTGCCTTTCGGGCCTCGCCAAGCATCCGCCGCTTCGCCTCGGTCACGTTCACGCCCGGAATCCTCCCAGAAAATTAAAAGAGGGGCACCGACCAAGCGCCCCTCCGAAGCCGTGTGGCTGATCTTTTTACAGTCTTCTGCATGACTAGCGTCCCGTTTGCGCGGGAAGGGTCACGGCTCCGGTTGGTCTCAACCGTCTGGCCCAGCCGTTGGGCGAGACATCCAGCTCTCGCTGATGGCGCATCGACTCGCCATCGGATGCCTGCGGCAGCCAGCCACACGCTTCGAACCCGAAACCCTGCCCACCAGCAAAGCAGGTCCGGATCTCAAGTTCGATTGCAACGATACCCCATGACGGCGGACATTCGTCTCGCCGTGAGCGTGATCCAGACGGTATTCGCACAAAACCACCGGGCCGCCGCGACGGCGGCGGACGACCACGCAAACACGCCGAATAACAAGAAAAGCCCCTCCCCCAGCAATGCTGAGAGAGGGGCGACTCGTACTCAATGTACGAGTAGGTCATAGTATTCTTACACTTCTCCAACATGATGTTAGAGGAATGAAAGGTTTCTACTCGGAATACCGGGCCTTCAACTCGCTGGCACCGATCAACGCGCCAACCAGCACGGCCAGAGCGTTCAACGTGGTCACGATCTGGTCAACGTATGGAAGGTTCCATGCGGGGCCGACCACATGCACGAACACGGCCAAAGCGGGCAACGCGATCAACGCAACCCATTTCAATGCCTTATATGCCTTGTCCGGCAGGAGGTACTTGTTTTCCTCGCCAGTTTCCTCTTCCGGCTTTTCGCCGTCATGATTAGTCTCCTTGACTTCATCGACCATAATCAGTCTCCTTACCAGTAAAGGGTCTCGCCCGGATAGATCAACGCCGGATTGCCGGAACGGTACCCGTGGATGCTGTACATGTTGACCCTGTAATATGCGGCGATGCCGCCGAGGGTGTCGCCGGAACGAACCACGTACCGTCCACCGGTAGCGACGGTGGCCGTACTGGCCGCGCCGGTACGACGGCAGACGGTCTCGCCAGCGTAGATGACGTTCGGATTACCCGAACGGTATCCCGTGTACTGGTTCCAAGAACCGCCATTACTGGCCGCGATGCTGCTGAGCGTATCGCCGGAGCGAACAGTCACGCACACGCTGCCGCAATTCGACGTATTGGACACGGTGCCAGCGGAACCGCCGAGACGCTGGTTAACTATCGCCATCACCGTGTCATAGGCACCGCCAAGAGCCTGCCGGCGCTCATTGCCGTTGCCGTACACGCCACGAATGACCTTCGTGGCCATGTCATTGTAGTCCGGCGTGGCAGTGACCTGCGGTCGGACCGGATCATGTCTCACCTCGGCATGGGTCTTGCCACGATCACCGTTCGCGATCTTCTGCCAAGCGTCACGCTCACCGAAGAACAGGTTAAGGTCGAGAGGGCCAACACCGTTCAGATAGCCGGTGGACGCATACTGCACCATGCCCTCGCCCTTGCTTCCGGCGTTCCACGGAGTGGACTGCCAGCCGGTCGCGTTCATGTTCGCATACTGCGCCTTCCACAGCATGCAATGGGCGCGCACGTCGGACGGAATCTGATATACGGCGGAATCCTGCACGTACACGATTGGCCAGACCTTGGTACGCGAATACACCTGGTTGACCCACTGGCGCACCCAGTCGCCGTTGCCCCAAGCTGCGTTGCCGTTGGACTCCCAGTCCAACGCGAGCACGCACTGGCCCACATAGCCGTTGAACTGGTTGAGATAATGGTTCACTTCGGCGGTGACGTTGCCGCCGTCCGCGTAATGGTAGCCGCCGCAAGCCTTGCCGGTCTGACGCGCCCAATCGGTCTGGCTGCGCCAAGACGGATTCACGTAGCCGCCACCCTCCGTGATCTTCACGATGGCCGCGTCGGCGTCCACCACGCGCGTCACGTCGGCGGACTGCCATCCACTCACGTCGATGACGTCCATGTTCGCGCTGGCGACCGGCGCGACGGCGACGCACAGCACCGCAGCCAACGCGGTCAACGGCCTGCCGATATGCCGATATGGACGCTTGTGCTTCGGCTTGCCTTTGTTGTTGAGGATGCCCACATCCTCTCCTTCCCGCCCCAAGTCAAGGGGCAAATAGAAAAGCCATCCCGAAGTGGGATGGCTTTGAAAACTAATATGAAAATCAATGCCGGTGCGCACCATGATTGAATATGATGACGAGCGAGAGCAGCAGCAGGTATATGCCGCCTACGATCGTGAGATGCGTCATTGCCGGTCCTCCTGTATGTGCGCGTCGAGGATGTCGTTGCGCATTTCCGTGCCGACGCCATTGCCTCCCAGACCGCTGTAGGCGCGATAAATGCGTTCAACGGTTCGCTTCGTCTCGACGGTGCATATGCCGCCGTTGTCCACCATTTGTTGGTGCAGCAGTTCGAGCTTGCAGAACAGCAGCTCCTTCACACCCTCGTGCAACGGGTCGCGCCTGTTGTCGATTCTGTCGAGCACCCATGGGACGAGCGCTCCGAAACCACCGGAACCGATGATGGCAACGATGATGGTGATTGCTTCCTGATTCACCTATGCCTTCTTACGTCAGAACCACGGGTCGAGAAGGTTCTGCCGCACCTCCGCGCGGTATTCCTCCGGCACTTCGTCCAACGTCCTGCGTCCGGCCTTGACCAGACGGGTGTACATGCGGACCGCTGCGGCATGATTGAATCTGACCATTGTTCTCACTCCTTGTTCTTGTTGTCGGCGGAATCGTCGGCAGCGTTCTTGCCGGTGTCGGAATCGGTGGAATCCGTCGTATCCCCGTCCCCGCCCGCCATCAGGTCGGCCAGCAGTTGCGCGTTGTCCAGGCTTGCCTGTTCCAATGCGCTCACCCTGTCGAGCACCGGCTTGGAACTGGTGGCGTCACCCTCGAACAGGACATCCGCCTGTTCGACGGCCTCCTGTTCGAGCAACGGGAGCACCTGATATGATTCGACTGCCGTGTACTCCATGTATTCCGGCTGATTGTCGGTCGCGTCATGGGTGACGGTCCTGATGCTGCGGCGGATGCGGATATCGGCCAGTCCGTCGTCACGAAGATGGTAGTCCACCTTTTCCAACGGGGTTGCGGAAGAGACGTTCTGAATCATCTGTTATCCTTTCTTTCGGCTTGCCGCGACGGTGTTTCTGGCGCGGCGGACGATGTGATCGACGTTGTTTCGACGCCGGTATTGGATGGAATCGCTGTTTTTGAACCAGCCGTAATAGCTGGCGCAACGGTATGCGAGCCGAAGACTCGTGGGGTTCCGCGCGTATCGGCGGAATGAGCGTCGTGCGCGCAGGAAGATGCCCGCCCTGACGCCGGTATGGTCCGGGTAGAAGGTGAAGCCCACCATGTCGATTGGCTCCACGCCGACGTGCTTGATGTTCCATGTCGGATGAATCTCAAGACGGAGCGTGTCATGCAGGTAGGCGCGTATGCGTTTGACGGCGATGGTCAGATCACGCTTCGATCTGCCGACCAGGAGAATGTCGTCCATGTAGAACAGCATGTGCGTGACGAGCCGTCTGGTGGCGGTTTCGCCTGTCCTGCGGTTCACGCGCTCCTTGCTTAGGTGCCGTTCGCAGAAATGGTAGGCGTATGAGAGGTAATAGTTGGCGAGCCACTGGCTCAGATAGGAGCCGATGTTCAATCCGTCATCGCCCGCGTATTGGTCGATGAGGTGGAACGTCAAATCCAGTAGCCGCCTGTCTCCTACGTCACGCGAGAGCAAACGTTTCAACACTTCACGGCTGATGCTTGGATAGCATTTGCGCACGTCCAGTTTCACGAACACTTTGCTGGATGGTTCGCGCGCCCATTGTTTGATCGCGCGTCGCGCGTCGGCTATGCCCCTGCCGGGGATGCTCGCCGTCTGCCATCTGCCGACCTTCGCGCGGAACAATGGCATCAACGCCGTACCGCAGACGTAATCGTAGATCTGATGGCGGATGCTTTCGCGTCCGATGATGCGTATCTTGCCTGAAATCGGTTCCACACGGCGGAAGTAGCGGATGGGCGCGAACCTGTATTCGCCGCGTCCTATCTCGTCTGCTATCTGCCGTGAAAGCGAATCCAAGTCGGACTGGCGGCTGAGGAATTCGTTCACGTCCCTGCGGGAGCGTTTGCCTTTGAGGAACAGTTCGATGCAGTCGCGCACGAACGCTGGTTCGGTGATGCGACTGTGTTTGCAATATGTTTTCATAAAAGCTATAAGGGGAATGTTGGCGGCGTTCGGCCATGTGGCCTACCGGTCGCGTGCTTGATTCGATTTTCGGCATGGCCGAGGCTTGCCCTCTCGCATATCCCCGAAAGCGGAGGGTAGTCGTGACGGAAAATGGTTGACCCTTATGTGCGACCGCCGTAGTTCCACCAAGCGTTCGACAGATCGTTCCTGCCGTTCGCGCCGAACAACCCGCAGTGCGAGCCGTCCCTGAGATTGCCACCGCGCTGCAAAAGCAGGAGGAACCCGACGAAGCCGTCACGAATCCCTGAAATGTTGCCAAGAGTCATACGAGGGTGATGAGGGGGCTTTCGCCCCCTCGCTGGCGCTCACCCCCAACCGCCCGCACTAGGCGTGCGTGCGGCCAAGAATGGATAGGCGACCGCCGCAGATCCACCAAGCGACCGACAGATCGTTCCAGCCGTACGCGCCGAACAACCCGCAGCGCGAGCCGTCCCAGAGACCGCCGCCGCGCAGCAACTCACGCAGTCCCGGAGCGGAGATCGGGTTGATGATCAGCGCGTCGGTCAGACCGCTGGTGCTTGTCGCGCCGACGCCGGTGGGCAGCAGGAATCCGTGCTTTTCGGTGAAGTCGGTCTGCCACTGCCACTGGTTGTCGGTCTTGTCGTTGACGGCTGGATAGTCGCCCACATGCACGTAGTCGCCTGTGATGGCGGTGCCGCTCGCCTTGGTGGTGTCGAACACCTTCCACACTTCGGTATGGCCGGAAGTGTCCGAATCCTTCACGTTCTTCAGGATGATGTCGCCTTCGGTCTCGTAGAGTCCGGCGAACAGTTCGATGCCCTGGAGTCTGATCGGCTGATGGGTTTTGGACACGTCCTCGCGGGGGATGCCGTCGTTGCCGAGCACGCCGTCCGTCGAACCGGTCAGGTACGGCATCTGGGTGACATGCATGGCCGTCGTGGTCGTGAAGGCCGCGCCGGACACGTTGATCGCGGTGGTTGCCGCGTCCACGACGGTCTTGGAGATGACCTTGCGGTATGCCGCTGCCTCGCCGGTCTTGTTGTCTCCGCGGTCGGTGCCGGTGCCGACGCTCACGTAGGAGCCGAGGTCGATGCTTGCCGCGTCAGTGGCCTTGACCAGCGCGCGCGTGACGTTGGTTTCGGCCTTGCTGACGTTGATCTGACCGGAACCGTTGAAGTCGCCGCCCAAGTAGCGTTCGATGTCCTTGGCCGCGTATTTGAGCATGTGCATGAGCTGCATGTAGAACGTGTCGGCTGAGGTCTTGCCGCTGTAGCCCTTGCCTTTGCTGGTGGGTACGGACACGGAGCCATGTTCGCTCATGGAGGCCGGAATCTGACCCGAGACGGACGCGGCCTTGCCGCCGTAATTGGACAGCGGGTATTTCGCGTACGCCATGCACGGGCGGAGAGACCCGTCCGGCAGCAACGCGCCCGGCATCGGCGAATAGCCGTCGTACTGGGTATCGGAATACCAGATGGTGCAATGGTTCGTGTCGAACTCGAACCGGTAGAAGCCGGGAGTGGTGATGACGAACACGTCGCCATTGGACCCGTCCTTCGCGTAATTGCCAGCCAAGCCCTTGATGGCCTTCACGACCGGCGTGCCATCATCGGCCACCGCAACGTTAGCGTCGAACACGCGGAACGCTGATAGTCCTGCGTAATCATCACGGCCGGCACGATAATTCGAGCTTGGCACGACGGTCAGACCGGCATTGTCGCCGACCTTCACGCCGTCCGGCGAATTGGAGAAGCTATAGAGCGGAAAACGCACGCCATACGTACGCCCATCGCGATGCGCGTCGAAATACTCGCGAACGTTCGACACGACGTGTTTCGCACTGTCGTAGGCGAACTTGGTGCCGTCCACGACACCATTCTTCTGCGCGCGCTCCAAACGGGCGTAGTCGCGCAGACGCAAAAACTTATCGGGATTAGCCAAAACAACCTCCAAAAATCAAGAGTTAATGAACCGGATGGCCCAATCGACGTCGGACTGGTCGATATCGGCCAACGGATTACCGGTACCAACCGGCGTGAGCGTGGCAGAATCGACTTCGACCAAATCGGAGAAATTCAAAACCGAAGTCGAATCCGGCACCTGGACGCAACGGACGAAACGCCATGTATCCTCACTCTCGCCGACGGTCACCTCATATGCGAACGTGCTGTCGGTCGGCGGGACGGTGACGGTCGCGGTGCCGTGCTCGTCCAAACGCACCTCGAACGAGTCGCGTACGACGATACGACTGCCGTTCCTGAACCGGTCGGTCGGAACCACATGAATCTTCTCGCCAGCCAAGTCCGCTATGCCATCCGCGCTTGGATGGCCGAAATCGAATTTGATCTGAGTCAAAATATCCTCCTAAAAACAGGGATATGGAACAATGGGAAAACCCACACACCCACCCGTCCAACGGCAACATGACGATGTGTGGGATTATTCAACAGAATTGGAAAGGAACCAATGCTTTTCGACACATTCGTGACCACCGTTTGGAAACCCTCATGTGCGAAACTCCGCGAATGCACCAAAGTAGGCTACGAAAGCGCCCTGAATTGCCATATCCTCCCGCAATGGAGCGGAAGGGACATGGACGCGATCAGCGTGGCGGATATCGAATCATGGTTGGACTCCTTCGACAGGCCGGGAGCGGCACACAAAGCCTACGCGGTGTTCCGCGCGATACTGCGACTCGCGTTCAAACGCGGCTTGTCCGACAATGACGTGACCAGACGCGAGATACGCCTGCCACACCTACGGCATTACGAGCCGCAAGTACTGTCCGCGCCGGAAGTACGACGACTATTGAAAGGCTTCTACGGGCATCCATTGGAAGCATGGCTGTTGGTGTCCGTGTGCGCGGGATTGCGTCGCTGCGAGTCGGTCGGCTTGGAATGGGCCGACTTGGATCTGCGTCGCGGCACCGTCACGGTGAAAAGGTCGGTGCAGTGGGTCGCGGGCCATGAGACCGTGACCGAACCGAAGACCGATCTGAGCCGCCGTACCGTCGCATTGCCACGGTTCGCGGTCAAACGATTGGCGGAACTACGCCACGGCACGAAGACCGGACGCTTGGTCGGCAACCTGAACGCGAACCAAGTCGCAAACCACTACCGCAGTTGGTGCAGGCGAATGAAACTCCCCTGCGTGCCTCCACGCAACCTACGCCACACGTTCGGCACGTTGGCGATCAAGGCCGGAACCGACATCAGCGTGGTCGCACGGCAGCTCGGACACTCCGACATCCAAACCACCGCACGGTATTACCTCAAGCCCGATCTGAGCGTCCTAAAGGACATGCAGAAAGCGTGGCAGAAACTCATATTGACCTGCTGATAGCATTCCGTAACCCTCACGAAATCAAACATCAATTGGGACGTGAATTATCGCACCGCATTTGTCGGCGGGATGTTGATCGTCGCGTTTCATGCCGTGCGGCTCAATACGGACTGGTCTGCCCAGAAGGAATGGGAGGTGTCCCCGCTTTTCATGCTTCCGGCTGGATTGGAGGCCGCGTTCGAGGTGCATTGCCCGGCTGTGTCCAATTCGAGCGTGGGTCTTCATGGCATCGAGGCGCAGACCGCAGGCAACAGCATCAACCTTCGCTCGTCCAATAAGATGACGCTCGGCAAAGGCGGTTGGGTCGAGGGCTGCATCACAGTGCCGCTCTGATCGGCGATTAAACGACCGGATAGCTTTCCGTAACCCTGTATAATGCGAAGGGCTTCACGGTCATCCGCACCGGCATGATGATGCTGGTCAAATACTCCGGTTCCTTCGGTGGAGGCAGCTGGGACAGCGTGCAATGCGAATACACGCTGCCCGCCGAACTGCGCCCGCCTATCGATGTCAATGGAATGGTGTGCGTGTCGAACGGGCAGACGGCGAGAATGCTCGTCGTCAACCCGAACGGCACCATCCGATGCGCGAACATGGGAGCCGCTGGCAGCAATCAGGGTTGCTTCGGCTCGCTCTGCTATCCGATCCCATGAGGATAGTTTTCCGTAACCCTTGAACGGCAGATCTGGCATGGGCCTTACGGCATGACGGTACATCTCGCCAAAGTCGGCATGATG